GACCAATATTATTATGATGTTTTAGAATGTCCAAACATACAATATTACCCACCAGGTGGTGGTTTTAAAATTTGGCACTATGAAAATACTTGGCAAAGAGATGTTAATAATCCAAATGATTTAACAATGGCAAAAAGACACTTAGTCTTTATGACTTATTTAAATGATGTAACAGATGAAGGTGAAACTGAATTTTTTTATCAAAAAAGAATTATACAACCTCGTAAAGGTCTTACACTTATTTGGCCAGCAAGTTGGACTCATACTCATAAAGGTGTACCATCATTAACACAAGAAAAATATATTATAACAGGTTGGATTTCTTTTAGAGATTATGTGGATCAAAAATAACTTTTTAAAAAATGTTAATGATGTAAGGCAAGTTGCACTTAACTCAACATATATAACAAATGAACACAACACTTTTTATAGAGGGTTTAGAGCAGATGTACCAGAAGAATATTATCACACTATTGCAAATGATATATTAGGGGTACTTAATTTAGAACGTGCTAAAGTAGAAATGTATTTTTCATATCAAACAAGCGATATAATTACTAAAGATGAATATAGTAAACATACAGATAAATCTGATTGGGCAGGTGTAATATATCTTACACCTAATCCTAAACCTAATTCTGGTACAATACTATATAATAAAGAAAATATACAAACTATTATTGAAAACAAATACAATAAATTAGTAGCATATAATTCAAAAATTACACATTCACCAGATTATACGTTTGGTGATAATATAACAAATGCAAGAATGACTTTGACGTTTTTTGTCTATAGAGAAAGGTAATATGTTTAGAGAAAAACACTATCAAGTAATAAAAAATTTAATTAGTCCTGAAATGGCAGAATTAGGATATCGTTACTTATTAAACAAAAGGAGAGTATTTAATATCTTACATGAAAATAAACAAATATCTCCGTTTAGTGAAGATTATGGTTATATGAATGACCTTACTGTAAAGAATACATGGGCAAATTATGGTGATGTTTTATTTGACACAATACTTACAGAAAAAAAAGAAACTATAGAAAAAGAAATAGACTATAAACTTGTTGAAACATATACTTATGCAAGATTATATAAACATGGTGATATACTTAGAAGACATAAAGACAGACCATCATGTCAAATATCTGCTACAATGTTTTTAGGTGGTGAACCTTGGTCTATCTATGTTGATAATACAGGTGGTACAAATAATCCAGGTACTAAAGTTGATTTAGAACCAGGTGATTGTTTAATGTATCGTGGTTGTGAATTAGAACATTGGCGTGATGAATTTAAAGGCGAAATCTGTGGTCAAGTATTCTTTCATTATAATGACGCTAGTGATCCTCAATCAAAAAAATTAAAATTTGATAGAAGACCTGTATTAGGTTTACCGGGTCATATTGCTAAATATTATTTAGATTAAGACCAACTTTTGTCGTCTGGGTTCCAAATTCTTACTACTGTTTGATCCGTTGTTGGAGAAGTAATTACTTCTGGCAATTCTGCGTCTGAACCTAATGCACTTCTTATCCACCCACCGTGATGAGAACTTTCCATAAGTTTTTGACATATCCATCTTGTATTGTCTTGGTCCCAACTCAAATTATACTCATAAGTTTTACCACCATCTTCATAAGTTGTTACACTTGGTCTTGCAACTGGTTCATAATAAGCACCATCAACTGAACTTAATACCCAATTAGAATGTGGTTTAATTGCTGTAAAATATCCATTACCACCATCATCAATAAAATAACCATCAATACATGCAAATCTTTTTCTAAAGTTATGATTGTATGACGTTTGTTTCCATGCGACACCTGGATAAGCACCATCTACATATGCAATTGAAGGATCCTCAGAAATATTATTAGCACACCAAGTTTCTCCGTCAACTGCCATATCAGCAGATACATTACTGTCATCTACTACGTTTACTCTTAAAACTTTTTTGTTACTATCTAATTCCGCAAAATGTGCCATTATTTCTCCTTAATTAACTTGTATATGTTCCTGGACTATTAAAACTGTGAACTCTATTACTACCTACAATAGATTGTGTACCACCTGAACCTTTTGGAGCAGTACCTGGATAAGCAATAACAACTCTACCAGAACCACCTGAACCAGAAGCACCATTCCAATGACGTATGCCTCCGCCACCACCACCTCTGTTAGTAGTACCTGATACTGCTGATGCATTTTCTGGGTGTTGTTGTTGACCTCGACCACCTCCGCCTGATCCACCAGGACCATTACCAGGGCTGTGACCTCCGCCGCCGCCTGCATAAGTGATACCGTCACCTGGGAAAGATGCTCCGTTACCACCACTTGTACCTGAAGCAGAGTTTGATTTACCACCTCCAGCACCACCGCCGCCGCCGCCGGGACCTGTACTACCACTATTACCTTGTCCTGAAATACCTGAACCACCACCAGTACCATTACTACCACCGCCGCCTGATCCACCAGAAGCACCGGATCTGGAGTTTTCTGCACCACCAGAACCACCACCAGTTGATGGTATACTGTTGAATGTTGAAGCTGAACCGCTATTACCTCTATTTGTAAAACCTGTGTTTGGTCCGCCGCCACCACCTATTGAAGCAGGGAAGTTACTACCTGGTGCCGTTTCTATTGATCCTGTTCTCATACCACCTGCACCACCTCCAGCACCTTGGTTTTCGCCGCCGCCTCCGCCGCCTGCAACAACTAGATATGTGAATGTGTAAGTGTTTGTTTTATTTTGTAAATCTGACATAGCAATAGCACCACTAGGTTGACCTGCTAAACTTCTCACAGGTGTTGAATCCATGTTTATTTGTGCCGTTGAACTTTCACCTAATTCATCATTTACGTCTGATAAACCTATCTGTCCATTTGGTGTTGCCATCTTAATTTCTCCTCAAATTATTTATTCTTTTTTAAAGTATTAACTTCGTCTGTTAATTCTTTGACAGCTTCAATCAATACTGATACTAGTCTGTCATACTTAACTGCTTTGATACCGTCAGGTCTTGTACCAACGATTTCTGGCATAACTTTTTCAACATCTTGTGCGATAACACCAACGTCTCTTTTTCTTACAAAGTATCCGTCTTCGCCACCTTTACTCTCAATGAAACTATCTTTCCAATCAAAGAATACACCGTTGATTTTCTTAATCATTTCAAGTGGAGAAGGAATGTTGATAATGTTTTCCTTAAGCGCTACGTCTGAACTGTAGAAGGCAGTAATATCATTTGTTGCTCTTAACTCACCAGCAGTACCTGAAGCGGCAGTATTAAGACCTAAACTGTCTAACTGTACGTCATTACCGTCTGTTGTGTTTGATACAACAACTGTACCTGCTTGAGTTGGTAAAGTGATTGTTATATCACCTGTTGAAGCAGGACCTATTAAAGTTACTGCGTTAGTACCGTTATCACTATCTTCAAAGAACTTAACAAAACCAGCACTAGTAGCCGCATTTTTTGTTTCTAGTCCAGTTGAGAATGTACCTGTTGTACCTGCAATTGTAGTTGCCGTTAAGGCACCTGTATCTAATGTAGATGAACCGTTATCTATGTTACCAAAACCTGATGTAATTGTACCAGAGTTTAAGGCACCAGTAGTAACTATGTTTGCACCACCAACACTATGACCTGCAAAATATGTTGATACTGTATCAACGTTTGTCATTCTCATAGTACCGCCATCATTAATTAATATACCATCACCGTCTGCTACAGCAGTAGTACCTCTAGCAGTACCACCATCTATTAAATTAATTTCTGCCGGTGTTGCACTAATAGCGTCTGTACTAGCAGCGGCAAAAGGTTGTAAAGTACCTGCTACGTTTGCAAGATTAATTGCTCTATCAGCAGTTGGGTCAACTACACCTAATGTTGTTTCAAAACTATCATTTGAAGAACCTTCAAAGATAACTGAATAACTTTGTCCTAGTGATAAATTACCACCCGCTGTGATTGAACCTGCACTCAAAGCACCTGTAGTTGTGATTGTTGATGAACCATTGTTTATAGTACCAAAACCTGATGTAATTGTACCAGAGTTCAAAGCACCTGTTGACACAAGATTTGGCATTGCTGTAATTTCGTCATCAAGGTAGGCAGCAAGAGTTTCAACTGTAGTCATTCTCATTGTACCGCCGTCATTGATTAGTACACCATCACCGTCTGCAATTGCTGTAGTACCTCTAGCAGTACCACCGTCAATTAAGTTTAATTCTGCCGGTGTTGCCGTAATTTGGTCTGTTGAAGCAGCAGCAAATGGTTGTAATGTACCTGCAACATTGGCGATGTTGACTGCTCTGTCAGCAGTTGGATCAACTACACCTAATGTTGTTTCAAAACTGTCTGCACTTGCACCTTCAAATACTACAGAACCACTTAATACTGCACCGGTTGCTGTTATTGTACTTGATGATGTGATTGCACCTGAACCTACTGTCCCTGCTAATGTTACATTTGCACCACTAAATGTTGCAGCTGTAGTTGTACCTGATTTTATAATTAAATTACCAGAGTTATTAGTTGCACTACCAAAAGTAGTACCTGCGTCTACGAAGAAAATATCTCCGCCATCAGCGTCTAACTTAATATCTCCTGGAGCGTCTAATGTAATATCAGTTGTACCATTTAAAACAAAATCTAAGACAGTTGTACCACCTGCTTTCATAGTGATGTTATCACCATCAGCGTCTAAGATAATGTCTGTAGTTGCGTCAAGTGTGATTGATGAACCACTATCTATTTCTGCAATTACAGGAGTTGTAAGTGTTTTATTTTCTAATGTTTCTGTAGCGTCAATCAAAGAAACTGTACCAGTTAAATCTGGTAAAGTTAATGTTCTATCTGCTGTTGGGTCAGTAGCAACTAGTGTTGTTTCAAAA